GCCGGAAGTGGTAAAACAACAGTTATAGTTAATAGGGTTGTGACCTTAATTGAATCAGGCGTAAATCCTAAAGCAAGAAATCCACACGGTGGTGCGACTGGACTTATTCAATTTATGCCAGCCACCGCTAGAGCATTGGGCACGACAACCGATGCACTATATAACATGAGCCGTGCTGAACAAATGAAATATGTAGATGCTTACTTTTCTCAATATGCTAAAGGAGTAAGCGGGGCTTCTGCCGGTAGACTTTATGCCTATGTATTTTTGCCAGGTAGAGCGCATAGAGAAGTATTAACTACTAGACCTGAAAAGTATTATATGGAAAATATTACTCTAGACACGAATAAAGATGGAAAAATAACTATTTCTGAGTTAGATGAAAGAGTGCGTAGAAAAGCAAGGGGGATGATGAAGGCTCGCAACGGCGGCGTGTTCAGTGGTCCGGACTCTGGATACAATATAGAGATGCATGGCACTGAGATGGTTGCACCACTGCAAAGAAACTCAATTCTAATGGAATTAGCGAACACTCCGTTAAGAGGCGCTGGACGTGTTGATGCGATGTCAGCATTGATGTCTGTAATCGAAAAGACTTCCTCAAGCAGTACAACTCCAATCATTACATCGACTGGCTCTAACGACAGAATGCTAGCCATAAATGCAGAAATGATGCAAATGATAGCGAATAAGTTAGATAAAGTAATAGATACGTTGAATGAAGGCAATGATACTAATAGTAAAATATTAAGAAATAGTAGTGTCTAACGCTAAATACTAGACTAAAAGAATCGGGTAAGTATGTCTTATACAAAGAAATTTTTAAACAAAAGTGGTGTTTCAAGTCCTATTTCGGGCATCAACAGCAACAGTGGTGCTTGGAATAATAACGGAATTGAAGGCTACAACAACACAGATTTTGGATATAAGAACTATATGTCTAGACTTCCTGAAGTCTATACAGGTCACCCAAATCGCATTGAAAGATACAATCAGTATGAAATGATGGACGTTGACGCAGAAATTAATGCGTGTTTAGACATCATTTCAGAGTTCTCTACACAACGAAACGACCACAACAAGACGCCATTTAGTTTCGAATTCAAAGATGAACCTACTCCGCATGAAGTAGAATTGCTCACTAAACAGTTACAACAGTGGTGCAAATTGAATGAATTTGACGTTAGAATGTTCAAAATTTTCCGTAACGTCATCAAATATGGCGACCAAGTATTCGTCCGTGACCCAGAAAATTTCAAACTATATTGGGTCGATATGGTAAAAGTCATTAAGGTTATTGTTAACGAAAGTGAAGGCAAGAAGCCTGAACAGTATGTTCTCAAAGACTTGAATATCAACTTACAAAATTTGAGTGTTGCACAAAAGACAAATACCGATTTTGCGGCTAATCCTGCGACAGGATTAGGTGGCACTGGCGGTGGTACCAACACTCCTTATACTGTTCCTGCAATGCCTTATAACACAACAGGTAGCAGATTTACATTGGGTCAGAGCGAAAGTGCGATTGATGCTAAACACATTGTACACTTGAGTTTGACAGAAGGTCTAGATAGATTCTGGCCATTTGGTCAGTCAATCCTAGAGAACATCTTTAAAGTATACAAGCAAAAAGAACTGCTTGAAGATGCGGTATTAATCTATCGTGTACAACGTGCGCCAGAGCGCAGAATGTTCAAGATTGACGTTGGTAATATGCCAAGTCACTTGGCTATGGCATTCGTTGAGCGCGTAAAGAACGAAATTCACCAACGCAGAATCCCATCATTGTATGGTGGACAATCAATCGTTGACGCTACGTACAATCCATTGTCAATGAACGAAGATTACTTTTTCCCAGTAACTTCTGAAGGTCGCGGCTCAAGCGTTGAAGTATTACCTGGTGGTCAGAATTTAGGCGAAATCGATGACTTGAAATATTTCAACAATCGACTAGCACGTGGTCTACGTGTTCCAAGTTCATATCTACCAACAGGTCCTGATGACAATACTACACCACTCAGCGACGGTCGAGTAGGCACAGCAATGATTCAAGAGTTCAGATTCAATCAATACTGTGAACGTTTGCAGAACTATATTGCTCTCAAGTTAGACCAAGAATTCAAACTGTTCTTGCGTTGGAGAGGATTCAACATCGATACTGGATTGTTCAGTTTAAACTTCAATCCACCTCAGAACTTTGCCGCATACCGTCAAAGTGAATTAGATACAGCACGTGTTAGTACATTTGCTAGCATGGAAGCACTACCATATATCTCAAAGCGTTTTGCACTTGAACGCTTCTTGGGCTTGACTGAAGAAGAAATCAAGAAAAACGAAAAACTTTGGGCAGAAGAAAACAAGAAAGAAGTCAAAGCAGAGCCTAAAGGAAGCGACTTGCGCAACATTGGTGTCTCTACTGGTGACTTCGAAACTGACCAAAATATGGCCGATGACATCGAAAATGCTGAAGCAGAACCTGAAGCAGGTCCTGAAGTCTCAGCACCAGTCGCTGATGCAGGCGTAGGCGGCGCACAGGCAGCAGGCGCAGCACCTCCTGGTGGCGGCTTAACGGCATAACAAAGATAAATACATCATAGGAACTACTATATGAAACTCTTTGAGATGTTTGACCCACCAGTACAGGGAATGCAAGATGTCAACTCTGACAACAGCAAGCCAGTATGGCGCACCTCACGTAAAACCAAACTTACGTTAAAGCAAATTCGTAAATTAAGACGTATGCTAGATGTCAGAAATTACGAAAAGAAACTCTATCTTAACAACGTAAGAGAACAATATGGCCCAAGACCAGAAGCCGATTCTGGTATGCCGGCTGTATAAAAGTCTATATCTTATCAAAAAACGCAAAAAAATAGCACTTATTGAGTGCTTTTGCCAGTAGCCTACTAAATAACTTTACAAAGCCATTTCTATCAGGAGAAAAATAATGGACAACAAGAAATACGAACAGTTAATCAACCTCATCATCAATGAGGACCGTGAACAAGCAAGCGAATTGTTCCACGAAATTGTGGTTGAAAAATCACGCGAAATTTATGAATCTATCATGGCTGACGAAGAAGACGACGGCATGGAAGGTTCACAAGTCGGCGACTTGATGGACGAAATCGACGCCGAAGAATCAGGCATTGCAGAAGATGAAGAAGAATTCGCAGACGAAGAAGTATATGACCTATCAGGTGATGACGAAGAAGGCGAAGAAGACTTTGGTGAAGAAGGCGATGATGAAGAAGAAGAAGCAATCATCCGCATTGAAGATAAACTAGACGAACTATTGAGCCAGTTCCAAGAAATCATGGCAGGCGAAGAAGGCCTTGGTGATGACGAAGAAGGCGAAGAAGAAGAAGTCGAAGTTGACGATGAAGAAGAAGCAATGATGGAAGCAGTACAGTTACAGAAAGTATCTGTAACTCACGGTGACAACGGTGCTCAAGTCAAGAGCCCAGTAGCCGCAAACTCAGGCAAAGCAGGAATGGGAAGCAAGCCAGTTAACTTTGGCAGCGCCGACGAAAAGGGCCGTTCAGCACCATCAGCGAAAGACGTAGAAGGCGCATCTAAGTTTAAGAATGCCCCAGGTCATCGCTCACAAGACTTGTCTAGCGTTGCAAAGCCAAAGCATGGCGACAACGGCGCTAACAACAAGAGTCCAGTAGCAAAGTAAGGAACTGAGACCAAATGGCTTTGTATCTCAGAGAAAATCTAACGTTCGACCGCGCTAATATCGTGGTCGAAAGTGCAGGCGAAGGCTCATTGAAGTCCCTGTACATGAAGGGGATTTTCATTCAGGGTGGGGTAAAGAACGCTAATGAGCGCGTTTACCCCGTTTCTGAAATTGAGAATGCTGTCGAAACGCTCAACAAACAGATTAGCGAAGGTTATTCAGTGTTAGGCGAAGTAGACCATCCAGATGATTTAAAGATTAACTTGGACCGTGTATCCCATATGATTACTAGTATGTGGATGGACGGTCCAAATGGTTTTGGTAAACTAAAAATTCTTCCTACTCCAATGGGTCAGTTAGTAACTACTATGTTGGAATCAGGAGTCAAACTAGGTGTGTCAAGTCGTGGTTCAGGTAATGTAAACGACATGGACGGCCGCGTCAGTGATTTTGAAATTATCACTGTGGATATTGTCGCTCAGCCAAGCGCACCAAACGCCTATCCAAAAGCAATCTATGAAGGTATGATGAATATGCGTCATGGACACAGACTGATGGATATCGCTAAGGAAGTTCAAGGCGACAAAAAAGTAGAGAGATATCTTAAGGAGGAAGTAATGCGCCTCATTAAGGATCTAAAATTATAAACAAGGGGAACCAGCATGTTTGATGCTATCAAACCATTACTTGAAAGTGGTCTAATCAAAGAGGATACAGCCCAGGCTCTTAACGAAGCATGGGAAGCAAGACTCAGTGAAGCCCGCCAACAAGTCCGTGCAGAACTACACGAAGAGTTCGCACAGCGTTATGAACATGACCGTAGCGTGATGGTAGAAGCACTCGACAAGATGATTGGCGAAAGTCTAGCAGAAGAAATCAAAGAATTCCATTCTGAAAGACAAGCAATGAACGAAGACCGTGTTAGAGCTCAAGTAAAGTTGAAGGAAAGCGCAACAAAGTTCAATGACTTCATGGTTACAAAACTAGCCGAAGAAATCAAAGAACTACGTGCAGACCGTAAACTACAGCAAGAAAATCAGCAAAAACTTGAACAGTTCGTAACACACGCCCTAGCCCGCGAAATCAAAGAATTCGCACAGGATAGACAAGCAGTTGTAGAAGCAAAGGTCAAGTTAGTTGCAGAAGGTCGCAGACAACTAGAAGCACTCAAGAAGAAGTTTGTATCTGAAAGTGCCGCAAGAGTCAGCAACATCGTTTCAAATCATCTGAAGAGTGAACTATCAACACTCAAAGAAGATATTAAATCCGCTAGAGAAAATAGTTTTGGACGCAAGTTGTTCGAAGCATTCGCAAGCGAATTCTCAGTCACTCACTTAAATGAGAAGGCTGAAACTCGTAAGTTGATGCAAGCACTTGCACAAAAGGACAAACAACTAGCCGAATCTGCTAACATGATTGCGCAAGCAAAGAAATTAGTAGAATCAAAAGAACGTGAAGTTCGCATTATCAAAGAGTCAACTCAGCGTGAACAGGTACTAGGAGAACTTCTAGCACCATTAAACGAAGAGAAGGCTCAAGTAATGAAAACTTTACTTGAAAGCGTTCAAACAACCAAGTTGAAGAACGCATTCGACAAGTATTTACCAGCCGTTCTGAACACTGGCGACACAGTTGCAAAGGCTTCAAAGTCTGCGCTAACTGAATCAAAAGTTGTTACAGAAGTAACTGGTGATAAATCTGCCAAGAAAACAAAAGAAGTTGACACTCAAGACGTTGATAACGTAATCGAGTTGAAGCGTCTGGCAGGGCTTTAATTAAAGACATAGTTTAGGAGAAAATACAAAATGTCAAAAGTACTCTTAGAAAGCCGTTGGGACGAGACCAAAGATGCCCTGTTAGAAGGCTTGAAAGGCAACCGTCGCTCAACAATGGGTGTTCTTCTTGAGAACACCAAGAAGCAGTTACTTGCTGAATCTTCAGCAGGCACAACAACTGCAGGTAATATCGCAACATTGAACCGCGTAATTCTACCGGTCATTCGTCGTGTTATGCCAACTGTTATTGCTAACGAACTAGTCGGCGTTCAGCCAATGACTGGCCCAGTTGGTCAAATCCACACTCTACGTGTGCGTTATGCGCAATCATTGACAGACAACTCAGCAGCCGCAACTTCAGTAGTTGCTGGTGAAGAAGCATTGTCACCATTCAAGATTGCACAAGCATACTCACGCGTACCTTCAAATGCCCCAAGCACCAACTTCTACACTGGTGCTGATACTGCATCATTAGAAGGTAACGGTGGTAAGCAAATCAGCGTACAAATTCTACGTCAGGCCGTTGAAGCCAAGTCACGTAAGTTGCAAGCACGCTGGACATTCGAAGCCGCTCAGGACGCACAGTCACAGCATGGCATCGACGTTGAATCAGAAATCATGGCTGCTCTTGCACAAGAAATTACTGCTGAAATCGACCAGGAAATTCTCTTGTCACTACGCACTCTTGCTTCAACTGAATTCACATACAACCAAGCAACCGTTTCAGGTACTGCTACATACGTTGGTGACGAACACGCTGCCCTAGCAGTTCTAATCAACCGTGTTGCTAACTTGATTGCACAGCGCACACGTCGCGGTGCAGGTAACTGGGCTGTCGTATCTTCAGCCGCATTGACTGTTCTTCAGTCAGCAACAACATCAGCATTCGCACGTACCACAGAAGGTACATTCGAAGCACCAACAAACACTAAGTTCGTTGGTACATTGAATGGTGCAATGCGCGTATTCGTTGACTCATATGCACCAGATACAACTCCAGTTCTAGTTGGTTATAAGGGTTCAAGCGAAACTGACGCGGCGGCGTTCTACTGCCCATACATTCCATTGATGAGCAGCGGCGTTGTCCTAGACCCAACAACATTCGAACCAGTCGTTTCGTTCATGACACGTTATGGCTACATAGAACTCACTAATACTGCAAGCAGCTTCGGCAACGCGGCAGACTATGTTGGAGAAATTGCCGTGCAGAACCTCACCTTCCAGTGATGTTGTACGCAATTACGTTGTAACAAACGAAAAAGGGGACTTCGGTCCCCTTTTTTATTGCAAAAAATTTCAATATGTAGTATTGTTTAGTGAAAAGTAAAATTATGGACTAAATACTACTATGTTCAAACAAAATAAATATACCAAATATTATACTCTACTAACTGATAGAGCCAAAAGTCGTGTGTTAACGGGGTACACTGAACGCCATCATATCATTCCGCAATCATTGGGTGGTAGTAATGATAAAGAAAATCTAGTAGACCTCACCGCAAGAGAACACTTCATTTGTCATTGGTTACTAATCAAAATGACTGAGGGTGAAGATAGAAGCAAGATGCTGTATGCGTTAAATGGAATGCGGGCCGAGAATAAACATCAAGGACGCTATCATACAAAAATCACTGCAAGAGTATACGAGAAGCATAGATTAGAACACGCAAAGAATCACTCTGAAACAATGAAAGGTAGAACTCCTCCAAACAAAGGAAGAAAAATGAGTGAGGAACAGAAAGAATTACTTAGAGAAAGAGCCAAAGTAAATCATGCATCTGGTAAGACATATTATGCCGAATCACAGAAAAAACGTATTTCTAAAATAATAGGTCAAAAAAGATCCGAAGAAACT